ACCTCGTCCATGGAATGTATTACCAAACTCTTGTTCAAATTGTAGTTCGGAAGTATTAGCTACTGTAGTTTCTTTCCATGCAGCATCTCTGCCAGGAACATCCCACCAATCTACTCTAAACGATTTATATTCATTAGTTTCGGTAACTGCACCTTCCCATAGTTTATGGTATACATTACCTACTCCATTAGCAGTAGATGTTATAATAATTTGAGTGTCTTTACCAGAAGATACTACTGGATATGTAGATGTATAGAATTGAGCATCGTTTTCTACAAAGGCAAACTCATCTAGCATTAAAAGATTAATAGACAATCCACGAATAGAGTTACCGCTTGTTGCAGCTGCTATTATTTTAGAATTATTACTAAATTCAATTGAACCTTTGTTTAAAGCTTTACATCCAGGTTGTAAAAAAAATGGAAGATTTTCTAATGCTAATGTTATACGAGCTAACATTTCTCTTGCAGTAGCACCTTTGTTAGCTAATATCGCAATATTCTTTTCTGGGTGAAATATAGCATACCATAATAGATATACTACCGATGATATACTTTTACCTGATTGACGACATGCTAAAACAATACTAAATCTATTATTAGTAAAGTGATGAAACATTTTTTCTTGATATGGATATAAATCAAATGGTACTAAACCTTCATCAAGCGAAATAACTTTCACATAAGTACGAGCAAAATATGTAGGACTTTCCATACATTTTTTGTATTCTAATACTTCTTTCTTGGAAAATTCAGATTCAACGCCGTCTCGTTTAACAGATGGGTTACCTAAATAGCCAAGTTCGCTATTCTTTATCTGGCTCGACATCTATTACATCATCCTTATTTAATAACATTCTTTGTAGATCGGTAGTACTACCAACGAAAACATTGTTATTTGTCACTTGTCTAGTTTTTTCATCTTTGGTCAAATCTTTTTTAGACTTTTGAAGCTTCATTAATTTATCTGTTACTTCACTCATATTTCTAATATGATTAGATAAAACTTCAAATGCTCTTGGGTGTTCTGATTCTCTAGCAAGCTCAGCCATAGCATCCATTGATTGAGCACCAGTAGTAATTAAGCTTTTATAAGTTTCTCGTGAAAACTCGTAATCATCTTTAATATCTTTCATTTCAACTGGAATTTTAGCTAGTTCTGCTTTCTTTGTTTTAGAAGGCAAGTTTTTAGCTAATCTCTCAGCAATTTTTTCTTTCTTGTCCATTTATAAATTCCATGTTGTAAGAGTTCCGCTTGCATTCGAGGTTTCACCAGTTATAGTTTCACTTGGTTGAAAATAACCATCAGCATCTATAACACCCATATCTTTTCTTATTAATACATTATTTTCTACTATATCAGTAAAGGATCCAACTTTAGCTCTTGATCCAGAAGACGTACCAATAATAATTTCACCAACACTAAATGTGCCACTTCCTGGTGCCATCTCTAATGTAACAACTTGTGGTTGGTTAATAAAGTCAATAGTTGTAACAATCTTATATTGATTAGCTCCAGGAGTACCTGTTACTAATGTGTCTGATTCTATGGCAGTCAATGGATTAACTTGAATATTCTGATCAGCTAAAATAACAGTTCTATTATCAAAATCAGAATAATCAATATCGATTTCTTTAATAACTTTTTGTGTACCCTTAGAACTATAAAAAGTCATCTTCATTGTAAAACCTAGAGTGTATGTTAATACTCTACGAGTTTGAAAATCTGCTTCGTAATCATCATTAATAGCTACCGAGGTTAATACTACTGGAACATCTTGTTTAAAGTCTGTCCAACCATCAATAGGCTTTATCGATACTGTATAATCAGGTTGAAAGTATGGTAATATTTGTTCCATGACTTGTAAACCATCATCTTGATTATTAGCCATAATAGTCAATTCCATACCAATATTATATGGAACTTGGAAATCTATTTTATCTCTTGTTAAACTATTTGTACCGGTATTTGTAATCTTATTTCTTTTATTCTGTTTTTGATTTAAATCAATATCAATACTAGTAATTTCAAAAGCCATTCTTGGTAATTTAAGTGCCATAGAAGATTGGCCTAGATCTTCAGATAAACGAGCTAGAAATTTTTGCTTAGGTCCATAAGCTAATGGAACTTTAACTTGGTTAAGTATACCACCACTGCCATCTTTTCTTATAACAGAAATATTATTAAAAAGAGTACCAAAGACTGCTACTGATTTACGAATTGTTGCGTGATAAAAGTGACTTCCAAACATTAGTAATTATCCGATGGATCTCCAAATGGGTTGCTTTCAGTAAAATCTAAGAATCCATCTGCAGTTACTTCAAAAGCAACATTTTCAGAATTAGAACTCGTAGGATCTACTAGTGCACTATTATCACCTATATCATATACTTTAGTGATAGCTACTGTTTGCAAAGACTCTTCTCCAGTCAACGTAAGTGTAGAAGAAACTATAAAATCTCTTGCTTCATCAATTCCAGATACACCAATCTGAGATACTTGAATTCTACCAGCACTAGCAGATAGCTTTTCAATTTTCTGTATTTCTCCAAACACACTAGTTAAAGCAACAGGTGGAGATTCATTGTTAAAAGTAAGATCTTGAGTAACTTTTTCGTTTTTCTGTAAATGATTATTATTAGTAGTTGAATATTCTATTGTAACTTGATAAGTATCTGTTTCTTCAATAGCATCAATTTGTGCAATTCCAGTATCGAAATCTTCTTCATTATATTCATATAGAGCACATTGTAATCTATACACTGGAAGATTAGATAACTGATAGAAAGGCTGTTCATGTTCTACAAACATGACTTCAAAGAATTTATTAGATAATGGAAGGAATATTAAATCGCCTTCTCTTGGTCTAGGAACATCGTTAACTTCATCTTGAAATCCAACATATCTATCCCAAACTTTACGAGAAATCACAAAGTTAACTTCATCTCTTACTTCTAAACCAAATTTAGAATAAAGATCTCCTTGTCCTTCAAAACCTTCAGTTCCTTCAATGTACCCTTCAATCATATAGGCATCATCAAATTGTGAACTAGTATCTTCACCGAGAATAGAATCTCTATTTACTAGATCTCTCGGTAAATAATAGATATCTTGGCCAAAGATTTTAAGTGATTCGATTATTAAATCTTCGTAAAGATTTTGTTCGGATCTTACGGCCTGGGAAAAATACACGTTTCTAGGCATAATCTATCCTGTGTAAAAATCGATAGGTTCTTCCCAATTAAGCCTAGCTTCTTCGGTAAGCTTATCGATTTCTTCTCTTGCATCGTCAAATATTTGTCTACCGTTAAAGGTTACACCGCCAGGCATTTGCATACCTTCAAACTTTAATAAGTTTAAACCCCATTGATGTTTAATTAAGGCTGTAGTATATTTTTTTAAATAGTAATCATTGTATACATCAGTATAAGTATCTGGATCTACTATTCTATAACATTCTAACACTATATATGTAAATTTACCTGGTGTTAATTCTGTAGTAAGTAAACCTGTATCACCCATACTAGGATGATTCGAACAATAGTAATATAGAGAAGGAGTTGTATCTGTTACTGTTAATTGAGTATAAGATCCAGCACTACCAGGTGTTCCACTTGTAGTTACTCCAGTAGTATATTCAGTTCCACTTGCATGAGTTCCATTAACAGTTTCACTTAGTCTAAGTGGGTGACCATTATTAGAAGCATCCGATTGATCAAAAGTAACTTTTGCTCCAATTGATAATGTTTTATCTGGAGTTATGTTACCATCAAATAAGAACTTTCCACCAGCAACAGTAACTGCAATAGTTACATCATCTGGTATCTGTGTTTCTTTTTTCCAATCCATATTAATGCGCAATTGGTTTTTATGTCTATTAAAGTCAATGTGTTTTTCATCGCTTTGTAATATCATGTCCAATAAAGATAAATGTTGCATCTTCATAGCAAAATCATGAACCTGGCCCATACCACCAAGTGAGTGAATATCATTTAACATGACTTGATATTTAACATCAAACATACCAACAGACATATTAGACTCTGTTAAAGGCATCAGTCTTACTACATTTGTCACTAAATCAGGTACAGTTATATACCCATTAGTTCTATCTGCGTTAGTAACTAAGTGCTTTAAATATACTTTTTCTAATGCGTCAGCGTGATATTCTTGATAAAACTGTAAAGCTTCATCTACTCTATCGCTAACCTGATCGTCATCCACATTAATTTCTATCACAGGATGCCCTAAAGCTCTTTTGCAATATTGAATTAATGTTGATCTACTATTTGGTTTAGCCATATTACTATTTATACCTTTTAATAACCTAGTTAACTAGGTGTGCTTTCGGCAGCATTTTGAGCTTCCGCAGTAAGTACTACGCCTAAATCATATGCTTGAGTTACTTGCGCGTCTTGCCCTACAGCTAAGGCAATTCCATTTGTATTGCAATGTACTACTAATTTTTCAATAATTTCAAGTACTGCAATTCGTGCTCTATCAATAGCAACATTTGTAATCCAACCATCAACATCAGCTGTAATATATTCCATTGCTTTTTGTTCTGTTGATGTTAATGTTATTGTGTAATCCATAATTTTTTCCTTTGTTTTATTGTTAACTTTATCCTATTAGGAAGCCTGAAAATGAAGTTTCTCCGCCAATATGCCAGCCAGCCATAGCCGAATATATTGATATTGAATCACCTACGCTACACTCCACTACGCCACTCATAGAAATCTGAAGGTAACTACTGCCCGAATTTTGGTGGTAGCCTCTATATAAATTTGATGTGTTCCTCCTAATGTAGGCAGGGCCAGTAACGCTGTAGCTGTCATCATAAAGACCACTGAAAGTAACGAAATACTGTCCTGCAACAGGTGCTGTAAAAAGTCCTGTACTATTAGAGTAGTGATTGCCGTTGTTATTAAGCACGCCAGAAAAAACTAATGTCCCTCCTGCAGTGGTGCCCCCGCCAGAGGAAGTATTAGAAAGACTCGATGCGCCCCAAGTAGGTTGATACGGCATGGTGACTCTACCATTAGAGTCTATTTGCATTCTTGTGATACGTCCGTTATATAACTGATCTGTAGCTTCAAAACCAGTGTCAAACATCATAACTCCAGCCGTTGACACGACTAGATTTCCATTGTCATTACCAATACCGCAATGGCCACCGTTCCCGCCGCCGTTTCCAGCATCAATGATTCGTATACCGGTCGCATCGTGGCTTTGTATAACTAATCCATCATACTGTAAAGGAGTAAATGCTGTACCTCCCTTAGTCATTCTCACAGTACCACTTGTGTCTATGCCCATAGGATTAAATCCTGAAGACGCATTATTTACTCTGAAGTTCAACGCCCCACCTGATAATAGGGTTGTCCAACCTTCATCAGCATTACCATATAATGATGTAGTAGTAGTAGACCCTGACATGATATTGTAGCCTGAAGAAACATCTCCAGAGGA